TTCTTGGGCAAATGGGTTAAGAGTTGGTATTATTGATGCTAAGGCAGATCAAATTCTGACATTATCTGCAGCAAATAATATTGCTGTTGGAATGGGAGTTACTCAAGCAATTTCCGCAGTACTTCCTGGAGCAGGAACTACTTCAGTTCTTGATGGACATTTAAAAGGTATTGTAACTGAAGTTGATGGTACGGATGCATATGTAAAAGTTCTTGAGTATGTCTCTGCAACAGGAACTGCAACTGAAGTTGATTATCAACCATCAGGTGTTTATGCATTCTCCGGAACTGGAAGTGTAGCAATTCACACTAGTGGGCAAGCAGTATCATATGCAACTACGTCTGTTACTGCACAGAAAGATTGGTTTGATCAACAATCACTTACTTTAACTTCTTCAAGCACTGTTAAGTGGAATCAACTTGCAGATCGTCCAGGAACTTCTGAGTATGCATCAGCAAGAGGATCTAGATTTGATGAGGTTCATGTTGTCGTAGTTGATGGTGATGGAGATATCACTGGAAACTCTGGAACAATTCTTGAGAAGCATCTATCACTATCAAAAGCAAAAGATGCAGAATTCTCTCTTGGATCTCCTTCATACTGGAGAAAGTTTATTGCAAATGGTTCTCCAAATATTTTTGCAGGATCACAACCAGCAGGAATTGTAACGACTGGATATTCTTCAGGATTTATTCCAGAAAGTGATATTAATTGGGATCAAAATGCTGAGGGTATAACTTTTGGAGCAACTGGTAATTCTAACAACACATTAGGTGGTGGTTGGAATTATGATGGAGCAGGCAACATAGAAAATAATGGTGCATTAAGTGCAGGTCTAAGTGGATTAGTTACTGGTTACGGATTATTTGAGAATACTGAAAAGTATAATGTAGATTTCATTCTTATGGGATCTGCTGGATATGCTAAGGAAGATGCACAAGCACTTGCGAATAAGTGTATTGCAGTTGCCGAAGCAAGAAAGGATGCAATTGCATTCATCTCACCATATAGAGGTGCTGCAATTACTGATACCACTGATGATAGGGCAGTAAACATCAATTCAGATGAGACGATTACTGATAATGTAATTAGTTTCTATGCTCCTGTCACTTCGACAACTTATGGAATCTTTGATAGTGGTTATAAGTATATGTTTGATAGGTTTGCAAATACCTTCAGATATGTCCCACTAAACGGAGACATTGCTGGTCTTTGTGCTAGAAATGATGCAAATAACTTCCCATGGTTCTCACCAGCAGGAACAAATCGTGGTGGAATTCTAAATGCAGTCAAACTTGCATATACTCCATCTAAAGCACAGAGAGATAGATTGTATTCTAATAGAGTCAATCCAGTAATCTTCTCACCTGGTGCCGGTATTGTTCTCTTTGGAGACAAGACTGGATTCGGTAAGTCTTCGGCATTTGATCGTATTAACGTTCGTAGATTGTTTATCTATCTTGAAGATGCAATTTCTGCTGCTGCAAAAGATCAACTCTTTGAATTCAATGATGAAATCACAAGAACTAACTTTGTGAACATTGTCGAACCATTCCTTCGTGATGTTCAGGCAAAGAGAGGAATCTTTGACTTTGTAGTTATTTGTGATGAGACAAATAACACTGCTGCAATTATAGATAATAATGAGTTTGTAGCAGACATCTTTATCAAACCCGCAAGATCAATCAACTTCATCGGTCTTACGTTTGTTGCCACCAGAACTGGTGTTTCATTTGATGAAGTAATCGGTAACGTTTAATCTAGAGGTTTAAGAAACAATGGCTCGTCAACAAGTAAATACTTTACCACTAAGAACTATTAGTGATTTCAAAAGTAAATTAAAAGGTGGTGGTGCAAGACCTAATCTATTTGAAGTGGAACTAACCTTTCCTTCGGGTGTAGACGTTCAAGATGAAAATGAAATACTTGAAAATGCTAGATTTTTGGTAAAGGCAGCAGCACTTCCATCATCAACTATTGCACCAATTGATGTTCCTTTCAGAGGAAGAATCTTAAAAATTGCAGGTGATAGAACATTCGAAACGTGGACTATTACTGTAATGAATGATGTATCATTTGGCATTAGATCTGCATTTGAAAAGTGGATGAACTTTATTAATAAATTGGATAACGGAACTGGTGAAACAGATCCAGCACTTTATCAGGTAGATGCTAAAGTTAATCAACTTGACCGTGATGGTGGAGTGCTTAGAAAGTATACTTTCAAGGATGTTTTCCCGACTAATATTTCTACAATTGATTTAAGTTATGAGACGACTGATACTATTCAGGAGTTTACGGTAGAGATGCAAGTTCATTATTGGGAAGCATTTAAAGGAAGAACATCATCAGCAGGTGGTGAAGATATCTCCTAAATAATAAAATAGTAGTCTAAGTTAGTTTATAATATGGCAAAACTTTTTGGTTTTTCTATTGATGATGCAGAAAAGAAATCCAAATCTGTAGTTTCCCCTGTCCCCGTGAATAACGAGGATGGGGTTGATAACTATATTGCAAGTGGATTTTATGGTTCATATGTAGATATTGAAGGACAATATAGAACAGAATTTGATTTAATCAAAAGATACAGAGAGATGTCACTACATCCAGAAGCGGATGGTGCTATCGAAGATGTTGTAAATGAAGCAATTGTGAGTGATCTTTATGATTCTCCAATTGAAATTGAATTGTCTAATTTAAATGCTACAGATAATTTAAAGAAGGCAATTAGACAAGAATTTAAGTATATCAAAGAAATTTTAGATTTTGATAAAAAGTCACATGAAATTTTTAGAAATTGGTATGTTGATGGAAGACTTTATTACCATAAGGTAATTGATCTTAAGAAACCTCAGGAAGGAATTAAAGAACTGAGGTATATTGACCCAATGAAAATGCGGTTCGTCCGCCAAGAAAAGAAAAAAGATAAGAATGTTATTGGTCCAAATATTCCAGGTCGTGACGAATCAAAAAATGGAATTGCCCCAGAGATTGAGGAATATTTTGTATATACTCCTAAACCGAACTATCCAACAGGAAACTTAACTGGTGGTGGTGGAAATAAGGGAACTAAAATTGCAAAAGATGCAATTACATATTGCACTTCAGGTCTTGTAGATAGAAATAAAGGTTCTGTCCTCTCATATCTTCATAAAGCAATCAAAGCACTCAATCAACTTAGAATGATTGAAGATTCTTTGGTCATCTATAGGTTATCAAGAGCACCAGAACGTCGTATTTTTTATATTGATGTTGGCAATCTTCCTAAAGTAAAGGCAGAACAATATCTTCGTGATGTTATGATGAGATATCGTAACAAACAAGTTTATGATGCAAACACCGGAGAAATTCGTGATGATCGTAAATTTATGAGTATGATGGAGGACTTCTGGCTTCCTCGTAGAGAGGGTGGTAGAGGAACTGAAATTACAACTCTTCCTGGTGGACAAAACTTAGGAGAACTTGCTGATATTGAGTATTTCCAAAAGAAACTTTATAGAGCACTTGGAGTTCCAGAATCAAGAATTGCTGCCGATGGTGGATTTAATCTTGGTCGTTCTTCAGAAATTTTAAGAGACGAACTTAAATTTGCTAAGTTTGTTGGTCGTCTGAGAAAAAGATTTGCTCAGATGTTTAATGACATGCTGAAGACACAACTCATTCTCAAGAACATTGTTTCAGTAGAAGATTGGGATAAGATTAGTGATCATATTCAATATGATTTCTTGTATGATAATCAGTTTGCAGAACTGAAAGAAACCGAAATGCTCAATGAGAGACTTGGTATTCTTGCATCAATTGAACCTTATATTGGTAAATATTATTCACAAAAGTGGGTTCGCAGTAAAGTTCTTCGTCAGACTGATGGAGAAATGATTGAAATGGATGAGCAGATTGAAAAAGAAATCAAAGATGGAATTATTCCTGATCCGAATGCAATAGATCCAATAACTGGAGAACCATTGCCAGCAGGAGGTGAACAGGGAATGATGGGTGATGTTCCAATGGAACCAGAAATTGACGGTTCTTCTACAGAAGTTAATGGTAAATCTGCTGAGATATAAATATAAAATATAGATATATTAAAATTTCATGGAAGAAATTGTAAATTTAATTGGATCCGATTCATCGGCATCTGATATTAGTGACAAAATCAAAGATATCTTGTATGCAAAAGCAGCAGGACATATTGATAATGTTCGACCAGTAGTTGGTGCGTCCATGTTTGGTGACGAATCACAATCAGAGGATCAAGAATAATGGCAAGAACTTTATTGGTTGGCACTGGAACAGAAGTTGCACTTGATACACCAACCTCTTTAGGTAATGCAACAGTAGTTAGAGTTTTTAATAGCACTGGATCTAATGCAACCGTCAGTGTTGCTAAAAGCACCACAACTGGATATGCAAGCACTGCTACTGTAACTATTACAGCTGCTAGAATTGAGTTCTTCGAAAAAGGTGCTCAAGATTTAATTTCTGCATCAGTTGCAGGAGTTGTAGGATTTAAGATAGGATTTACAGGTTAATAACATGAAACTTATCACAGAAGAAATTTCAAACGTAAAGATTATTACCGAAGGTAAAGGTTCTAATAAGAAACTTTATATTGAAGGAGTTTTCCTGCAAGGAGACCTCAAAAATCGTAATGGAAGAATGTATCCTATGGAAACTCTTTCTAAAGAAGTAAGTCGATATAATGAAGCATTCGTCCAAAAGGGACGTGCTCTTGGAGAACTTGGTCATCCTGATGGTCCTACCGTAAATCTTGATCGTGTTTCTCATAAGATTACTTCACTCACTCAAGAGGGTAGTAATTTCAGAGGTAAGGCACAAATCCTTAATACTCCTATGGGCAAAATTGCATCTTCACTTTTAGATGAGGGTGTGATGCTTGGAGTTTCTTCTCGTGGTGTTGGTTCATTAAAAGAAGATCGTGGTGGATGCAAAGTTGTTGGTGAAGATTTCATGTTAGCAACTGCTGCTGATATCGTTGCCGATCCTTCTGCACCTGATGCATTTGTATCAGGAATTATGGAAGGAAAAGAGTGGATTTGGGAAGGAGGAATTCTTCGTGAGCAACTCGCAGAAAAAACTCAGAAGAGAATTAACACTCTCGTTGATCAAAGAATTCTCGATGAACATAAGTTAAACTTGTTCAATGAATTCTTATCAAATCTTTAAATTATAAATAAATATATTAGTATAAAAAATCTAATAACACAAAATGTCCGTTGGTAGCAATTTACAAGAAATGGAAAACGTAGTAACTAAAGGAGCTGCTGCATCTGAGGCAATGCCAAAATCCGGAAGCAATGCTTCTGGTGTTTCGACCCCTGGTCAAACTGGTAGTTACGAAGATCTCGGTGGCCCTACTCCAGAAAACTATAAAGTAGACGACAACTCCGCTAAACTCGCAGAACCCAAAATCGCAACTGTCAAAGACATTGTGAATAGAGGTGCAAAACCTGCCGAACCCATGCCTAAAGGTATGAAGGAAGAAGAGGAAGTTGACGGTGAAGTAGTCGAAGAAGAAGACACCACTGCATCTGCCGAAGATGTAGTTTCCGAGGAAGAGACTTCTGAAGAAGAAGTTGTATCTGAAGAGGAAGTCATCCAAGCAGAATATGACATCGAAGAAGATGTTGAAGCACTGCTTTCAGGTGAAGAACTTTCAGAAGAATTCCAAGAGAAAGCACGTACCATTTTTGAAGCTGCTATCAAGACAAAAGTTGCCGAAGTTCAAGAAGAACTGAAGGCACAATATGAAACAACTCTCGAAGAAGAAGTTACTCTTATTAAAGAAGAACTGACTGATAGAGTTGATGCATACCTTGAGTATGTTGCTGAAGAGTGGATTAAAGAAAATCAACTCGCAGTCGAGCAAGGTCTCAAGTCAGAAATGTCAGAATCATTCCTGACTGGAATAAGAGGTCTTTTTGAAGAACATTATGTAAGTATCCCTGAAGAAAAATATGATGTAACTACCGCAATGGTAGAGAAATTAGATGAAATGGAATATAAACTCAACGAGCAAATTAAGTCTAATATTGCTCTTAATCAAAGATTAGCTGAGTCGGTTGCCGAAACAATCCTCTCCGATGTCTCCGAAGGTCTTGCACTTTCACAAAAGGATAGACTAGCCGATCTTGCAGAAAATGTTGAGTTTGATAGTGAAGAGAACTATAGAGAGAAACTTACAACTCTGAAGAATTCTTATTTCTCAGAAACTGTCGGTTCTCAAAGAGACACTTCAGAGAATATCTCTGAGAGTTCAGAGTCCATTGCACAACCAGTTACTGGTTTAATGGAATCATATCTCGATACTCTGACTAGAGTTTCTAAAAAGTGATTTTTTAATTATAAATCAAACTAAAATTTTTAACAAGGTAAATTCAAATGCAAGGTTTCAATGCTGAATACCTTCAGGAGAAGTGGGCACCTATCCTCAACCATGAGGGTCTCGGAGGCATCAATGATGCTCATAAGAGAATGGTTACCGCAGTTCTTCTGGAGAATCAAGAAAGAACAATTAGAGAGGAAAGAGAATTCCTTTCTGAAGCACCTACCAACTCTACCGGAGCTGGTATCGATAACTTCGATCCCGTTCTGATCTCATTGATCAGACGTTCAATGCCTAACTTGGTCGCATATGACCTTGCAGGTGTTCAACCGATGAACGGTCCTACTGGACTGATCTTCGCAATGCGTTCCCGCTTCACCAGTCAGTCTGGTGATGAGGCACTCTTCGACGAAGCAGACACCGCATTCTCCAACAGTGGTATTTCTACCTCTGGAAGTTATGTTGCTAATTCTGACGGACCTTCCGTTGGTTTAGGAACTGATACTCAAAGAGGTTCTAATCCTGGTCTCCTTAATCCTGCTACCCAAACCACCACCGGTTATACCGTTGGTCAGGGTATGGACACTTCGTTCTCTGAAGAACTTGGTGCTGCCCAGGCATTTAAAGAGATGGCATTCTCGATTGAGAAAGTCACTGTTACTGCTAAGTCCCGTGCTCTGAAAGCAGAGTATTCTCTGGAACTGGCACAAGACCTCAAGGCAATCCACGGTTTGAATGCCGAGGCAGAACTTGCCAACATTCTCTCCACTGAAATCCTTGCGGAAATCAACAGAGAAGTCATCAGAACCATCTATAAGGTTGCTACACCCGGTGCTCAGGCAAACGTTGCTACCGGTGGTACTTTCGACCTCGACATTGACTCTAACGGACGTTGGAGTGTTGAGAAGTTCAAAGGTCTTATTTTCCAAATCGAGCGTGATGCGAACGCAATCGCACAAGAGACTCGTAGAGGAAAGGGCAACATGATTCTGTGTTCCGCAGACGTTGCTTCCGCACTGACCATGGCTGGTGTACTTGATTACACCCCTGCACTCAATGCAAACCTGAACGTTGATGACACTGGCAACACCTTCGCAGGTGTTCTTGCTGGTAAGTATAAGGTCTATATTGATCCTTATTCTGCAAACGTTTCTGGTGATCAGTACTATGTTGCTGGTTATAAAGGTTCTTCACCTTATGACGCAGGTCTGTTCTATTGCCCTTACGTTCCTCTTCAGATGGTTCGTGCAGTTGGAGAGAACACCTTCCAGCCTAAGATCGGATTCAAGACTCGTTACGGTATTGTTTCCAACCCATTTGCTGATGGCAAAAGAACTGGAGAAGTTAACAACTCTGGTAGACTCGAAACTAACGCAAACCGTTACTACAGAAGAGTCAAAGTTCAAAACCTCATGTGATATTTGCCTACGGGCATTCACACTCACAGACCTCCTTCGGGGGGTCTTTTTTTATCTAAATAAAAATAAAAATGGCCTGCAATTTTCCCAACCAAATAAACAATAGAAACTTTCTAGCACCGGTTGGTTTTAAGTTTACTCTATCAAAAAATCCCAAAATTCCTTTTTTCTGCAATTCGGCAAGAATACCCGAAATTAGTTTAGGAACAGCAATGCAACCAACATATGATAAATTTTTAGATGTTCCTGGTGATATTTTATCTTATGGTGATTTCTCTTTAAGATTTTTAGTTGATGAGAATATGGAAAATTATATGGCAGTTCATAATTGGATGACAGGTTTAGGATTTCCAGAAACACCTCAACAATTTAAAGATTTAACAACAGATGATGATGGAGTCAGAGATTTAAAAGAACAGTTTAGTGATGGGAGTCTTCATATTTTAAATAGTAATTTCAGAGATGTTGCTATTGTGAAGTTTAGAGATTTATTTCCAACATATTTGACCTCTTTAGAATTTCAAGCAAGTGATACTGATATCAACTACTTTACAGCAGAGGTCACTTTCAAGTATACTATCTACAATGTCTTAGCTGCTGATAACAGAACACCTTTATGAACCTTGATCAAATTCAGGAGATGTGGGAAAAGGATTCTCAAATCGACCCCGATAATCTACATGATGAATCATTAAAAATTCCACAACTTCATTCAAAATATTATACCCTATATAATACCATCACTCTTTTGAGAGAGAAAGCAAGAGGAACTTATAACCGTGTAAGATTGGAAAGATATAATTACTACACAGGAAAGGCAACAGCAGAGGTTTATGCCGAAGAACCATTTCCGTATAAGGTTAGAGATAAAGAGGCATTACAAAGGTATATGGATGCCGATGAGAAGTTAAATACTATTGATTTGAAAGTTCGTTATTATGATGTGATGCTTAAGTTCTTAGAAGAAATTATCAAGACAGTTTCGAATAGAACTTTCCAAATTAAAAACTCAATAGACTGGCACAAATTCCAAGCAGGTTTTAACTAATGCAACAAGAAGAAGGAAACTATTACTCTATAGAATTAAATATCAGAGGAATTAGATTAATTCACACAGGACTTAGCCAAGCAGTTCAAAAATGGTCTGGTGGAGAACCAGAAGAACAAGAAAATTTAATTGCGATGAGAGATAATTTTTATAGACTTATTTTAGAAAATCAGTTTGACAGCATGAACTAAATACTTGTAGGTGAACCTATGAGTTATGTCTCATTTGATTATATTAAAAAAGAATGAAGTATATTTGCAGGTTAAGGCAGAACCTCACGTATACTACGAATTATCAGACCAGTTTACCTTTGAGGTTCCTGGTGCAAAATTTATGTCCTCGTATCGTAGTAAATACTGGGATGGAAAGATAAGATTATTTAATACCCAAACCGGAGAAATTTACGTTGGGTTGTTAGATAAGGTCACAAAGTTTTGCGATGATCATGGATATACTTATGAGTTTGTAGATAATAAGTATTATGGTCTTCCTTTTGAGACGAATAATTTTATCTCAAAGGAAGGTGTAAAAGATTATATGAATGCTATTTGTAAGTATTCTCCGAGAGATTACCAAGTTGAGGGAGTATACGACGCATTAAAACATAATAGAAAGTTGTTGATATCCCCAACTGCTTCTGGAAAGTCTCTGATGATATATTCTCTTGTGAGATATTACGTTGAGAAGAAACAAAATATTCTGATAGTCGTTCCGACGACTTCGCTAGTAGAGCAGATGTATAAAGACTTTGCAGACTATGGTTGGGATGTAGGTTCATATTG